CAGCCCATTCACCACCAGGAACATTCACCCCTAGACATGACTCACCCCGGTTCACCGCCGGGGTTTTTTCTGTGCTTGTGTCCACTGACCAAGGGGTATGCCGAGAATCACTGCTATGACTTGCGCAACTGTCGCAAACACAGGTACGCAGCCCTACCCCCAGGCAAGGGATCCTGGGAAACCCTATTACAATGGGGTCAACAGATCAAGAGGTACGTGTAGGAGAGTTATCAGGGTGGATATACTTAATTAGCTGCTAGTGATTAATGAAAGTAGAGAAAGGGGGCGGGGGCCGAAGGGGAGGTGAGAGGGTTGGTCATAGCCACCAGGAGATCTACGAGCAGGTCTGTGAGGTAAGGGACATGTTGGTTGTAGGTCAGGCTACGCACAGGATCTGCAGGATCATGGCGGAGCGGCATGGGTTGGCCAGGAGGACAGCTGAGGGGCGGATTGCAGCAGCGAGAAAGATGTTGAAGGACGACGTAAAGACTTTGGATCGGAAGGTTTTAGCTGCGCAGCTTATGGCGACGTACGCTGAGATTTTAAGGAAGGCCCAGGAGAGTAATCAATTAAGTAGTGCATTAGGGGCTGTAGCTGGTATTGCGAGGTTAACAGGGTTAGAGGGGGATAATAAGAATAGGTAAGTAGGATATGGATGGGAACAGGGGCCGGGTTTTTTATAGCCCGGTTTTTTTTTGGGTTATGGGATGTTATAAGAGGTAGGTAGTTAAAGGATTTTAGGGTAATGAGTTTATTGAATCATATTGACGATGGGTTTGTATTAGAGGGTAAGAAGGGTAGTGGGACAAGGAGTGAATTAAAGGATGAGGAGTTATGGGAGAAGATGCGAGAAGGTTTATTAAGTAGTCAGCGAGAGTTTGTAGAAGATGAGGAGCATTTAATTTTAGGGATGTGTGCAGGGTTTGGAGCTGGGAAGACTAGGGCATTATGTTGTAAGGCAGTACGGATGTGTATGCAGAATGTAGGTACTGTTGGGGCAGTATTCGAGCCAACGCATATTTTATTAAGGGACGTATGGATGAGAAGTTTCGATGAATATTTAGAGGAGTATGGGATCGAGCATGATTTTAGGGTTAGTCCACAACCGGAGTATATTGTTTATACAGAGAAGGGTAGTACGACTTTATTGTGTAGGGCTACAGAGACATGGAATAGGATTAGGGGACAGAATCTTAGTTTTATATTAGCTGATGAGATTGATACAAGTCCACAGGAGACAGCACAGAGAGCGGGGGAGATGTTTTTAGCGAGGTTAAGGGGAGGTGATAATCCCCAGTTAGCTGTAGCTAGTACACCGGAGGGTTATAAGTGGATGTATAACACATTTATATCTAATGGTGACAATAAGGATAGGAGGTTAATAAAGGCAAAGACTACAGATAACCCACATTTACCAGAAGGTTTTGTCGATAGCTTGTATCAGAACTATGATAATAATTTAATTGCTAGTTATATCAATGGAGAGTTTACTAATTTAACTGCTACTACTGTTTACTCACATTTCGATAGGGATATCCATTGGACAGATGAGGAAGCGAAGGAAGAGGATAGGATATTTGTTGGGATGGATTTTAATGTAGGTGCATGTTTTTGTATTGCGATGGTCAGGAGGGGAGATGAGTTCCATGTGATCGATGAATTTTATCCAAAGGATACACCAGCAGTTGTAAGGGAATGTACTGATCGATATAAGAAACAATTAGAGGGTAAGAACCTAGTTGCTATACCGGATGCAGCTTCTAAGCAACGGACTACTACTAATGCTAGTGAGAGTGACTTGAGTTTACTTAAGAAGGGTAAGTTAATTGTGAAGGTACAGACTTCTAATCCACAGATATCAGATCGTGTTAATTGTGTTAATGTCTTGTTAATGGCTAATAGGTTAAAGGTTCATAACCGTTGTCAATATTTGATTAAAGCATTTGAGCAGCAAGCGTATGATCGTACTGGCAAGCCAGAGAAGGGTATAGGTGGTAAGGAGGATATATCAGGACCAGCGGATGCGATTGGGTATGCGATTAGCTATTTAGCACCATTGAAGCGATGGTCAGCGGGTGGTTCAACGATCAGGATTTATTGAGTTTATCAGCACCAGTTAACCAAGCCCAGCGAGTACCATATCTGATTGCTTTTACGTTATGTTCATTGGTGTCATGTTTAGCTGCTAATGCTTTTCTGGTAGTTGTACCTTCACGACTTTCTTTACTAAAAAAGGGTGGTGTTAATTTTGCATTGTAGATATCCAGGACTGCTTCATGAGAGAGGTGTTCTTTTTTTTCCCAAGGGTATCGCATGGTTAAGTGTAAAAACGGATGATACAACAAAACCCCCAGTGCGCACTGGAGGCAATGAAGGGCTGGTAAAGCCAATGAGGTGAGTAGTGGGCCTCAGCCGGGACCTCCGAAGATGCCGATCCGGGTTTGGCTTTAATCTCATCAGGGGCATCCGAAGAGGCTTGTCCCGGCTCGACGCTACACAGGCTCTATCACCGGAGTAATTGTGAGCTGCATGGTTAGCTTAGCCTATGATTATGAATAAGCAACGTATGTAAAGTTATGACAACCATCAGCGGCTCTACCTATCCAGGGAGGGGGGTGGTTAATGCGAATTCTTCCCTTGTTAATCTTGGTGGTTTAACTGGTGACGTAACAGAGGGTAGTCCTGCTTCTACTGCTACAGAGGATCCTAGTGCGAGATCTAGTGCTGTATTAGGGATGATGCCTTATTGGGAGCCGATCAATATTTGTGTTGGTGGGACGAATACTATTCGTAGTTACGCTGAGCAGATCATTCCAAGAGAGCCTAGAGAAGACGATGATGCTTATAACAGAAGGATATTCCACGCTACGCTTCCGCCGTTTGTTCAACGTCTTGCCTCACAGGCTGCAGGCACGATTTTACGGAAGGGGATTCACCTTGAGGGAGGCGATCAGGATTACTGGTTGGAATGGTCAAAGGATGTCACTGGTGATGGTACACCGCTTAATGAATTCTGTCGTAAGTCGTTGGTGGAATCGTTGTTATATGGGCATACGTCAATTTTGGTTGATTATTCAGGTGCTAATCCAGCCAGAAGTTTAAGGGAGGAGCGTGATCGAGCGGATAAACCATATCTTGCTTCTGTTAGTGCTCAACAGGTTAAGGGCTGGCGTACTGCTGGTAATAGGGCAGCTGGATCCTTGGAGATGGTTCGATATACCGAGACTGTATCGGTTCCTCGTGGGGAGTTTGGAGAGGAGGTAGTAGATCAGATTAGGGTTTTAAGAGCTGGTAGCTGGGAGGTATGGCGAGATAGTACAGATAGTAAGAATGCTGGTTGGAGTATCCAGGCTGCTGGTAAGACAAGTATTGATGAGATCCCACTGGTAACGGTTTATTCAAATCGGGTTGCTACTTTGATGAGTAAACCACCGTTACTAGAGGTTGCTGAATTAAATATTGCTTATTGTCAACGGTTTTGTGATTATCATCATTCGATCCATGTGGGTAGCCAGCCAATATTGGCGATCAAAGGGTTCGATCCTGAGAGTGATACAGAGCTAGGGACTTCTGTTAACACGGCTGTTTTGTTACCACCAGATGGGGACATTATGTATTGTGAGCCGACTAGCCAGGGATACCAGGCCCAGTTGGAGTGTTTGAAGACACTAGAAAGTCAGATTTCTAGCTTAGGTATTAGTACCCTTGCGAAACAGAATATAACGAATGCTGCAGCGGAGGCCAAGAGGTTAGATCGTATTGATTCTGATTCGATTATGGCAATTATTAGTGAGGATCTACAGAGGGCTGTGAGTGATTTACTAAGGATTGCTGGGAAGTATGCCGGGAAGGAACCACCAGAGGTAACGATTCCGAAGGATTATGAGAACAGGTTGCTGGATGGTAATCAGATTACGGCGATGTTACAGCTGCAGATGCAGAATCAGATTAGTCAGTCTACCTTGTTAAGGATTTTACAGGAGGGAGAAGTTATTCCACCTTATATCGAGATTAACGAGGAGATTTTAAAGACTAAGGATGAGATGGAGCAACAGTTTGACCTGCAGTTAGAGCAAGCTGAGGCACAGCTGAAAGTAGAGAGGGAGAATAATGAAGGGTTAGGAGGGGCTGATACTGGAATGGCTAGTGAGGGTGGCATGAAGGGTAGTCAGACGCTAGAAACACCAATGAGACCAGGGAAACACGCTAGTTAACAATGATCAAGACAAAGGAGGATGAGGAGAAGCTTTTAGCGTTGTTACTGGCTTTAGCGTCCAGGGCTGAACGGATGGTGACATTTCGTGTGCGACCAGTTTTAGCTGACCAGATGTATAAGATCAGGGATGTTATATTAAGGATGAAGGAGGGTAGTGAGGATATTGATATCAGGTCAGTGGAATGGGTTACGTTAAAGCGGTTGTTACTACAGTATCTACGTCCTGTTAACAATATTTTAAAGGATACATTGTATCAAGAGTTAAGGAAGGTCGGTCCACCCGTGAGGGAGTTAGCAGCTGAGTATCTTGATCTACCAAAACCACCATTGCTACTACGAAGTAAGAAGGACTTAGCTGCAGGAGTTATTGTAATTAACAGGACTTTAGGTGATTTATTAGGAGATGGCAGGCAATTAGGAAGGTTAGCACCAAGGATGACATTAACTATTGATAAAACGGTTGCATTAGGGATTACAGAGAAGGAAGCTACCAAGGTTATAGCAGATAAGATTATTCCACAGGTTAAGCGTGGCGGGACGTTTTATCCAACGATTGCTAAGGGTTCTACTGCTAACGCTATTCTTAATCAAATTACCAATACAACTTCAGGTGCTGTCTGGGATCTGGTCAATGAGGAGTTAAGGGATGTATGGGGTGATCGTGATGTAACAAGTTGGATATGGCAAGCTAGGTTAGATCCTTTAACGTGTCCAGTCTGTGCTCCATTAAATGGTGAGATCTATGAAACTATAGAAGATGTAGAGCAATTACCACCGTTACATCCGAACTGCAGATGTGTTGTAATGCCTAGAGGTTTTAGCTAGACTCATTAGAGTTACGCAAGGCTAATGGCTGTCTGGTATCCGAGTCCATGGTGGAAAAGGCATGAAGCTGATCGAGTAGCGCTTGCAGAAACCCCACACCAGGCAGCAATTGATCAAAAGGATCCAAAGGGTAAGCGTAAGAGATTATCAAAAGAAGATTCAGAATAGGTCGTTAAAATATAAGGATGATACATGCTTGTTTAGCCTTGTATGCAATTAGCTGTCAATTATGCGGCGCCTGTTGGTTCCGTAATACATCTACTGGTGAGATGGTTCATCATTGGGCTACTGGTGCTAAGGGTAAGGTTAATTCCGAACGTGATTTAGCTGGTTTAGTTTGTAATGCCTTAGGTGATGATCGTTGTCTTAATCCAGAACGTGGTTATGTAGGACCAGATCAGGACACATGGGAGAAGCGACGTAAAATTATTGATGAGTTTCCTTTTGACCGTTGGAATGACTAAACAGATTCTTCCTAAGCCCGTGACTTTTACTGCTAAGGCCCAGAGAGCTGGTTGTACTCCTGCTCAATACCAGGCAAGGATTTTATCTGACAAGAACATGCGCGACAATTACGACGCGATCACGATCAGGCAAGCTGAGGCCAGGAAGGCTCTATTGGCATACGGCAGGAGCTACTAGGACCAGGAGCGAGGCACCTTGATATCAGTGGGTTACTGCTTAGCCTTACCGATGTTCAAAGCTAGTATTTCCAGTGCTTTATAGGCTTTCCCAAGGAACTGATCATCCTTTTTGGTAGGTGTCATGGCACAGATCACGGATGCAATGGCATGAATGGCAAATAGATATTCGATGTATTTCATGGCTGGAATGGGGTTCTGATATCAGTCTATGTAGGGCTTAGCAATAGACTATGGGCAGATGAGCCGGATTCTGATGGCATCCACCAACGGTACAGGTAAGAGTCCAGCTGAGATCCTGCGAAAGTGGTTTCCACTAGGTAATGGCAGCAAATGGTCACCAGCACCAGTTGGTCTTGTCGAGGATTTAACCAGTAATGCCGGTGGTGTTGGGAGTGTTTATGACGATACTGCGTTGATTACAAGGGTTAAGAAGAACGAGAGTGATATCAAGGTTCTGGCGAGTCGCCTGAAGGCGATCGAAGGGAAGAAAGGACGTGATTGAGGTGATAGCCGCAGCTGTCGGTGTTGCTTTCGGCGCTTCGCTGCAATCCATTGGTACTGTCAATTCTCGCTATCGAGAGGGTCGTGAAGCTGTAGTGCGTTTAACGCTTGCAGTGGAGACGTTAGCTGATCGATTTGAGGAGATGCATCAGGATATAAAAGTTGATCGTGACAGGTATATTAACAAGATGGGAGCGATGGAAACCCGTTTAACAAAGATTGAGGCACGGTTAGATCAGTTTAGTTAACTGCCAAGGGCATTACGGTTGCGCATTCGGAGATATATTTAGGAGGTAAACCTCTACTTGTTATGTCCGTCGAGGAAACAGGTGTTATTCAGGCCGTGCCGGATACGTCAGATCATGCAGTGCAGATCGATCCTGAGTTGCTCCAGAAGCCAGTACATCCTTCATCAGACTCAGAGGGCAGTGCCACTGAGGAACGATTTAAAGCCAAGACAGCTATAGCGAATTCGCAAGCTAGAAAGGCTAAGGATGAAGCAGCAGCCCTACAGCGAAAAGTTGAAAAGCTAGAAGCTGAAAAGGTTGAATGGCAGAAGGCAGAACAAGCCAAGGTCCGTCGCCAGATGGAGGATGAGGGTCGTACACAGGAACTACTTGAGATTGAACGCAAAGAGCGTAGAGATCTACAAGAGCTGTATTTAAGTGAAACTGCCGACTACCAAAGTAGGCTTAAAGCCAACGAGGAAGCACAGGCAACAGAACGCTTGAAGTCAGCGAGTCTTAGTGCGATCAGTGATTCCAATGTCCATTCGCCTAGCCAGATGTATGAGCTACTGAAATCTCAATTGCGTACAGATGATGAGGGGAATCCAGTGGTGCTTAACTCGGGCGTCGAGCATCCATTGAGTTCTTACCTTGCCAACTTACGGAATTCAGATGAATGGGCTCATAATTTTACGGCTAACGGTGCGCAGGGCATGGGTAGTAATCCAGCATCACCATCAGTTGCTCCAGGGATGGAAAATCCTTATAAAACGGGCAATGTTACAGCGCGGATCCGTTTAGAGGGCGATAACCCGGAACTGGCCAAGCTATTAAAACGCGAGGCGCAGCGTGGGTAATCACGGTAAACCCATTCGTTAACTAGGAGAAAGCTCATCGCAGCTCCATATCAGAATTACTCTGGGGGAACGTTCCTCAGTGATCTTGTTACACGCCCTGCTTTTCTTTCATATATTGATGAGCAGATTTACGAAGGATGCAAATGGATTCAATCTGGTGTTGTAACCAGGAATTCAGCTTTGGACTGCCGAAAAGGTGGTGTGAGACTGGAGGTTCCGTTTTTTGAGCCCATTGCTGAAAACGAAGAAATCATCAAGTCTAATGCGACTTGGGGTGAATCAGGCGCTGGTTATCTTACTCCCAAGAAAATCACAGCTGATAGTCAGATTGCCACTATCTTGCATCGTGGCGGTAGCTTTGCAGTTGATGATCTTAGTCGATTCGGATCAGGTGCTGATCCCTATGCGGCAATCGGTGGGTATCTGGCAAGGACAGTATTGAAACTTCGTACTCGTACGGTGCTTGCAATGCTGACTGGTGTGTTTGGTACTGCATTGTCTGCTAACGCAGTTGATGTATCGCAAGCAGGCGCAGGTGCTGCTGAGGCTAACTTCCTTAGTGCTGCCACTGTTATCAAGGGTCAAAACGTACTAGGCGAGCGAGCAACAGATCTTTCTGTTATTGCTATGCATAGTCATGTTTATAACTACCTTCGTCAGGTAGGAGCATTGACCTTCTCCACGTCTGCACTGTCTGCTGGTGGTGCTGTTACATGGGGTGGCGGTGGAGTTGGCCTTACTTCTACGGAAGTAGCGAGCTTCATGGGGCTTAATTGTGTTGTTGATGACCTCCTTGCACCGACAATTAATGCCGGTGGTGCTGACCAGTATCCCGTTTACATCATGGGTCCTGGCACAATCATGGAGGGAGTTCAGGCTGACTTCCGAATTGAGGGAGACCGCAACATGCTTAGCCAGCAAGACGTTATGGCATGGAGTCATCATTATCTGATGCATATCATGGGTACGTCTTGGATTTCAGCTAGCGACAACCCCAAGAATATCAAAGGCGGTGCTGATGCTGCGGCTGATTGTCTTGATCAAGCTGCTAACTATGCACTGGCTTATTCCACGTCAAAGCTCATCCCAGCAGTCAAGCTTACAGTGAATTCCCCATTCGCTGCTAACGTTTGATTTAGCTTATTACGGTTACTTAACCGTAGATCTCTGAGCCGTCTTCATTGATTTGGAGGCGGTTTTTCTTTTGTGCCACGCACGTTTGGTAAGTAATGCCCGATGCCAAGATTTTGGAATGTATTCAAGGTTGAATAATCGATTATCTAGACGATCTCCATTGATGTGATTGACTTCCCAGCCATCAGGTCTTTTACCGATAAAGGCTTCCGTTACAAGGGAATGAATAGAACGGACGGTGCGACCAGGGAGTTCAACATGCATAAACCTGTTTTTTAGCCATGGGTTCATGAACTGACCTTTGACCGTCATCCAAGAATTATTCCGTTTTACAGAGCGTGAGAGGCTTCTCACCCTACCGAAATCAGATACCTCATACCTCTCCTGTAGACCTCTGATGGCCCGCCATTGTTCATCCATGAGTGATTCGTGCTTACCAGTTCGGTAACGATAACTTGTCATGTTACGCTTGCGGATGCGAGTGAGAGCTGGGTCGTTCAGGGTGGGCGACCTATTTTTTTGTCTACATAGAATGGTGATAGGGCTTGAGGTTTACTGCATTGATTGGTGTTATCCGTCTTTATGTTGAACCACGGGCGGGTGTGCCTAAGGGGCATCAGGAGTATTGCCCACCAGTAATAGATGTCACACCAGGAGAGGTTGTAGCAAAGCGCCGAGAGCTAAGGCGTCAAGGTTTTAATGTAATCGCAGTACCATTTTAGTCATGGCTACCCCCGTTCTGGTTGCAACAGTTGGAGGATCTACCTCTAATTCTTATACAACGCTTGTCGAGGCTGATGTTTATGCAGAGAACCAAGCATGGGGTGATACCTGGCTGGCTCTAGCTACAGCAGTAAGTGAAGCATCATTGATCAATGCTACGAAATGGCTGGAGACTTTAGCTTTTCTTGGTACACGTTGTACGCCATCAGTAGATGATGCAGCTAAAGCTCAGGCATTGGCATGGCCCCGTTCCGATCTCAAGTCTGATGGAGTGGCTGCTACTTGTGCTTTTGTTCCATCCAATGTGAAGGCAGCTCAGTTCGAGTTAGCTTATCGAATTAGTCAGGATCCAGATGGGATCATTGGTGGTACTGGCGGCTCAGCTGCAGGAACCTATGTCAGTATGCAGAAATTAGGTGATCTACAGGTTGAGTATAAACAATATACAGGAACAGATGTTAGCAGTTGCGATAACTGTAATGATCCGATCATTATTAACAAGTATCCATGGCTGAAGAATTTACTGAAAGGATATTTAGCACCTATGGGTTCTAGTCGTGCTCTGTTACATGTAAGATCATGAGTAATATCGATAATGTATTTGGATCAATAGCAGCTCCCATGATCAAGGAATGGGGTCAGAACGTAGTGTACGTGGGCATTGCGGACCCTGGTGTTTATAACCCTGCTACGGGGCAGGTTACGCAAAATGAGAATAGGGTTAATGTTAAAGCGGTATTAACAGAGCTAAAAGCAGATGAAGTAGGAGGTAATTACCAATCCCAGGACGTGAAGTTAATGATTGATCCAGGTCAATTGCCTAATGTTTTATTGTCAACAGCTGATTACTGGGAATGGCCAGGGCTTCAAGGTGGAACTGTTAGAGCTAAGACTGTAGAGGTATTAACTTATCGTGGTGATAGTGCTGTATTTTATAGCTGTGTTGTGAGGCCACAATGAGTAGACGTTATAAACGCAATATTGCTCAGCTGTGTCCAGATATTAGGCGTGGTCTTGCATTGGGCTTAAAATTATCAGCACAGGAAATTGTCCTTGAGTTTAAGCAGATTGGACCCTTCTGGACAGGAGATTTTGAGAAGGCATGGATTGTTAATAAAGGTTGGGATAATGAGGTTATAACTGATTTAAAAGGCGAGCCGTATGGTGAGATGACTGCTCCTAAATACGAAGATGGTAATGGTGATCCATCAGGGAGAAAGGATCTGACTGACTTCTTTGTTGAACCGTTGAATCAAGAAACGATTGAAGGTTATAACATTGGAAACAGAATGGAATACAGACGAGTCGCAATGGATCTTGTTCCTGTCAATGATGTTTGGAGATTTGATCATGCTAATGCAACAGCAGAGCCAAGATGGTTTGAAAAATACATAAATAATGGAGGGATGGATAAGGCGCTTAAGGTTAATATTAGACTAGGCTTCGCTTCTGTTGCTTCTAATCCGTCTGTTCGGAGTTCAATCCTACAGCAGTATGCTGCAGATGTCCAGAGCTAATCATCATGAGTTATCAAGCAATCAGAGCCGTATTTGAAGTACCTGTTATCAATGCTTTAGCAGCACTAGCCGATCCAGTAGTTGTCTATGTTGATAATCAGGCGTTAACTACCACAGATCCATCAGTTGAATATGCTTTGATGCGTCTTGATTTTGGTAGATCTACAGCTGATGCATTGCAGGATAAGTTAGAGAATATTAGAGGAAGTATTGTGTTTGAGTTTTTTACACCAAAGGATACCGGACCAGCACGGGCGCAAGTGGTTTCAGCTGCAGCTGCTATCGCTTTAAATAATATTGGGTGTACCAATGGTCAACCTGCTGTAGGTGCTTATGGTGTTACTAGAAGTATGGTTGGACCTAACTTTGATTCGTTAGAAGGCAGTCCATTCTTTACAGCAAGGCTGAGCTGTGCCTTCAGTGCTGGTTTTAATTAAACTATAGATACGATCATTGCTTTTGCGCAATGGTTTGACGCCTGACAAGACGCCCGTCTTCGTCCTACGTTTTTATTTATCATGCCTGTTGCATGTGGGAGCACGGTCCTTAATGGATCTAATGGCTCCGTCGAGTTCAAGCCTTCTGGTACTTCAGTATGTCTAAAAGATTACACTGATTTTCCTCCTGGTGCTGATGTAATTACTGTTCCTTCTAGCCATGGCTTTAAGGTCGGTGATGCAGTCCAGTTCTGGGAAGATCAAGGCGGAAATCTTGATAGTGGTCTGACTGCTAGCACTACTGGTTCCCAGACTAATTTTCTAGTCTCTGCTGTATCAGCTGCTAGTCCTTGGACTGTAACGGTCACAACTGCTGGTGGTGGTGCTGTAACCATTGCTGCTGATGGTGGTACAGGTTCTGCAAATAGTCCAGCTCCAGCTCATATCAACATGAAGTTGGCTGATTACACAACCTGCTGTCACGTCAGGTCATTCTCACTGTCTCTTGATCGTGAGGAGCTTGATACCACTTCCTTGCCTTGTTCAGTAGCTTCTGCTGGTGGCTCAATGGCTCCCTTCAGAACTGCTCAGCCTGGTTTCGCTGATGGATCTGGCAGCATGGAAGTGCTCTTCAGTGAGCAATCAGGAACGATGAATAATCGTCTGATCAATAGTGCCATGAAGAAGGATCAGGATGGTGCTGCCGTCAAGCTGTATATCAATACAGTCACGACTGATGGAACCACCGTTGATGATGCAGCTTCGATGTATATCGAAGGCCCTGTGTCCATCATGGGTTTCAGCATTGACGTTACTCCTGATGGTCTGACGGTTGCGAATCTGAGCTTCAAATTCAGTGGTCAGCCTTCTGTGATCCAGCTCTGATATTGAGCTTTATACGGCCCCTGCCTTTGCGTAGGGGCTTTTTTATGTATAGGATTACCTATAAGCAATGGTATTTACATGGCAGGCCCTTTGAGTGCTCTCGACAAGCTGAAGAAGGCAGCGAACCTTAAGGCACGGAAGCATGAGGTTGTATTGAATGACGGATCGTTGTTTGAATTCTGGTCAAAGCCGTTGACGATGGCTGAATCTGAGAGGGCTGAGAAGGGAGCAGCATCAGATCGTCCTGGTGCATTTGCTTTGCAGCTACTGATCAACAAGGCATTGGATGCTAATGGGACAAGGATGTTTAATCCAGGTCAAGCTGCTGAATTGAAGAACGAGGTGCGGAACGAGGATTTGCAGAAGTGCATGTTGGCAGTGATGGGTAGTACAGAAGAAGAGGGGGAACCAATGGACATGAAAAGCACTTGAGAAGGAACTGAAGAAGGATAATTGGATGATGCTGTCGTTTTCCTTAGCCAAAGAGCTAGGGATGACGGTACAGATGCTGCATGAGAATATCTCGGTTACAGAGATGCTGGGTTGGTCAGCATATTTTTCTATTGTTAACCAGGAGCAGGAGGAGCAGATGAGGAAGGCAAAAATGCGTCGATAAGATGGAGGTAAGTAGGCTTTAAGGATCTTGGCTGATTATTCTGCGAATATTGCTTTAAAGGTCGATCAGAGTGGTCTGAATCAGGTAAAGGATCTTGAGGAGAGGCTGAAGGCGATAAGAAAGTCTATTAAAGCTATTGGTCAGGGTGGTATCGGTGGTGCAAGATCTGATGGGAATACAAGGAGGCAAAGATCTGGTGGTGGGGCTGCTGAATTTGCTTATGAGGGAAGGTTTGCCAAGTTACAGCGTATGGAGCAAAAGAGGTGGCAGAGGCAGTCATCAGAAGAAATAGCACTTAGCAAGAAGAAGAATGAAGTGACGAAGGTGAATATTGATCAGGAAGTGCAAGCTGGTAGAACAAGGAGACGAGCATCGGATGTATTCAGGGATCAATTGAATGATTTAGGTCAATCAATGGGTAAATTAACGAGGGAGATTGATAGTCAATTTAAAAGACGTGAGGCTGATTTAAATAGAAGGAGAAGGGATATCGATGCTAATAGGGGACTGTCAACTGATCGAATTCAATTAATTCCAATAGACGACGATGGAAAGGTGTTACCAGCAGCTACATCCTCAAAAAGCGGTAATCGCAGTCGTAAGGGTAATAGATCTGTTGATGAAGCACGGATGATTTTTAATGACTTTATGGTTTTAGAACAGGCAGATGAAAGGGTTAGGAAGAATACGTCTGATCGTACAAAAAAGCAGTTATGGAGTATGTTTGATGCCTGGGAAACAGAAATGGCTGGTACAGCAGCTCCCATTAGACCTACTAAATTCGATGGTGGGGCAAGAGAGAGTGTTGATGCAAAGTTAAAAGCTGAGTTAAAAAGAGCATCAGTAATGCGTCAGATTAATGAACTAGAAACGAAAGGTGTAAATGTAACCAGATTAAGGAAGGCGATGGGTGAGGCTACAACTGCACAATCAAAACGTCAATATGGATTAGCCAGTAAATTGCAGATTTCATTAGATAATCAAGTTAAGAATGAGCAATCTAAGCTTCGTATTTTGGAGCATCAAAATAGAACACTGAAGGAGCAGGATTCGGCTATCAGGAAAAATGCTACATCTAGTCCTGTTCGAGGTGGTAGGGACTTCCCTGGTAGTCCTTTATGGCATCAGGAGCAGATCAGGAATGCTACGTCAAGTCCTGTTAGTGGTGGGATTGCGTTTCCACAGAGTCCTAAAGCATTAAAGGAGGTTGCCAAAGTAGAGAAAGTAAAATTAGATGCATCAATTAAGGCTATAAATGTAGCTGCCAAGGCAGAGGAAGCAGCAGCTCGCAAGGGATTAAAGAATCATCAGATGATAGAACAACGGAAAGAACAGATTGAATTAAAGAGGATCAGGGATACAGCAGCTAGAGAGTTAAAGACAGACCTTAAAATGGCTAAGGCTGTTAATGATTTTTATATTAAAGATTTTGATCGGGTTCTTAAAGCGCGTGAACGAATAAAAGGATATACACATCATGGTAATCAGTATGACAGACCTATTGGTCCTGAAATGGCTAGCAATTTTGATAGGCACTTTGCCCTAACTGGTAGAGCCGGTAAGACAAACTATCCATCATCACCGATATTAGGTAATGAAGGCACCAGGGGTAGCCCTTTAGCCAAGAAGGCAATGAGTAAGAGGATGGAAAGTCTGATGTTGGGTGTTGGCTTCCCGATGATGTTTGGTGCTGGTACGGGTTCTATCGCTGGTAGCTTGGCTGGTTCTTTTGCTGGTCCTGGTTTTGGTGGTCAGATTTTAGGTGGTGCTATTGGCCAGGTGATTGATGATTTTGTTAAGTCTATAACTACTTTTGCTGCAGCTTTAGATAAGCCTACAGCAGCTCTACAGGCTATGGGTACTGTCGGGATACAAGCTTCCGACAAGCTCAAGAAGAACATAGCATCATTAGAGAAAGCAGGCAGGGTATATGATGCACAGAAGCTTATCTTTGAAGAGATAGCTACTCAGATTGGTCCTGATGCAGTCGATCAGCTAGCAGGGATAGCAGAAGCTAATAAGGAGATAACCAAGGCTTCAGGTGAATTACATGCTCAGTTAGTTGGAAGTATGTTACCAGCGATTTTAGCTGTAGCGAAAGCAATGGCTCTGCTTGGCAGCAAGGATGGTGCTACCAGTGATTGGTATAAGGGTACTGTATCGGCGGGGATGAATTTTACTAGTAATTTGTTTCTCCCCGTACATACAAATATTGCTCAGGGATTAAATTTATTAGGTCGTGGTCAGACTGATCCTACAGCTGCAGATGATGCACGGACGAAAGCAAAGGCTGAACAAGCTAAGAATGAAGCAAAGCAACTTGAATTACTACAAACAAAGTTAGATCTACTTAGGAATGAGAATGCCCTGATGGGTAAGAATGATGATCTTTTGGATAAAGCTGTAGTGAAGAGGAAGAAAGAAGCAATTACACTTCAGCACAATCTTGCCATACAAAGGGCTGGGGATAATGAAGGCGAGAAAGTGTTGGCTCGTCAGATAAAGTTAAATAAAGAGAAGCAATTGGGGCTTGATATAGCAACTGCGGAACTTAAAGCCAAGGAAGACGCAGCAAGACTTGAAAGAGAGCAGCAACGAGCAGCTGCAAAAGCAGCATCAGACTTACGCAATCAGGTTAAAGCTACCGATAGAGCTGCTATTGGTGTCATTAATAATGATATAGAGTCCAGAAGGCTTGGCATATCGGAAGCTGCATTTAAAGGTGGACCTAAAGCAGGCATAGAGAAAGAAAGTAAGGAATTGCAAATGATATTCAATTTAGAGAAACAAATATTAAATCACAAAGTTGGCATTGCATTGGCGGATGCTAAGTCTGCTGAAGAGGCAAAATTCATTAGAGAATCAGCTCAGATCCAAGTTGATATTTTAGCTCGCAAGGCTGAACTAAGGCAAAAGGAGCTTGAACGGCAGTATAAGCAAATAAGTCTTGAGGAGAGGATGACCCTTGAGATAACTAAGCAGAATAATGCCTTGGCAAGTCGGCAAGGTGATAGAAGGATGCAATCAATGACCCTTCAGCTACAGGATCCATTTAATAGTAGCGATACACAGAATAAGCAGATGGATCTAGAACATGCGGCAGAGTTAGATGCACAAAGGGTTAATTATAGTCAGCAGATCTTGGAATTAGAGACTAAGATTACTGCCATGGGTACTCAGGATACGTCAAACGAAAATAAAAGGTTAGCCTTGCTAAGGGCAGAATCAGCAGAAGCTGAGAAGCGTCTTGTCCAAGAAAACCAGATGGAGAAAGCGTTACTTAGACAGAATCAGATCCTTGAGCAGTATGGATTTATCATTGATCGAGTATCACAAGGTTTCGCTGATGCAATCATCGGTGTTGTTAAGGGTACGGAGACGGTAGAGCAAGCTTTCGGGAGGATGTTAGAGGATATTGGACAACAGCTGATCAGACAGGCTACAGCGTTAATGGTGAACAAGGTTGTGATGATGCTTCTTAATGCTCTTAGCTCTGGAGCAAGTCCATCAGTCAGCACTGAGGGTGCATTTAATCTCGGATCT